AGAACGTGCTGGGATATATCGAGTTAACAATGATAATGACTATGAATTAATACAAGATGATCTAGATCCGTTGGTAATTGTTTCTCATGTGAACTTTCAAGGCAAATTACTAATTGCAAACGGAGTTGAGCCGGTAAAAGTATATGACGGACAAGCATTGACTTCATTACAAGCTCCAGTTCCTATACCGAACGTCACTCCTATCGTCATTAATGCTTTACAATTAACGATTTCTATTCCAGAAGTTGCTTTAGCCGAAATACAAGCCGATGTTAAGGTCGGTGATAGTTTAACTTTAGTTAGCGACACTGAAAATAAAGAGGTTATAATCACGGCATTAATATTTGGCATACCTGCGAACAATCTAGTAGCAGTTACTATTAATGTTAATATTGCTGCGCAAATCGGTGTAAGAAAAATAATATATCAAAAACTATGTCCATCTTTCAGCTTTTTAGCAATCGTTCACAAAAGATTATGGTCATTAGCCGAAGGAAGACCCTATCAAAATAAATTCCGCCCTCCGCTACTTGCGATGCGGGTTTATTATGCAGCAAAATTAGAGAGCGTGTACGATTGGTTTAATCAACAAACTAACCAGATTGATTTTATCAATATGTCTAGCACTTCCAGTGTACCTGATAATTTAGAAGCAATAAGTGCATTTGAAGGCAAAACACTATTTTTAGGCAGAGAGACGATGCAAGTATGGACGGGTGAAGATCCGACAACTCTTGATGACGGACAGCACATCGCTTTACCCGACTTTAAGTGGGAACAAACATTGCCTGTCGGTGTCTTACAGCAAACCTTATTTTTAGAAGTGCCGAATAATTTCATATTTTTGTCTAAATACGGGATTGTGTCTATTAGTTCATTAAATCGTTATCAACAAATCCAAGTTTCTTATCAGTTCTCAACGCCGATCGATCATTATATTAATAATCAACTCGGTTTTATAGCAAGTGATAGGGATTTTAGGAGTATGAGATCTTTTTTATATCCGTACGGCAGATTTTTAGGTTTTAGAATTAAATATAGTTGTTTTATTTATCAATTAAATAACGAGGGAGCTTGGTTAGTATTTAGCGAAAATTTTGCCGAAAGTTCTAGTATATTATACGATTCAACTAGTAAAAATTTGTATTTAGGAAATCCGCAAGGCAATTTACTTGTGTATTCAGACAAAATCAACGGGCAGTCTTACGAGGAATACGGCAAAGGCAAATTATCTTGGTTCATCGTATATAACTGGACGTCTTTTGAGAGTACGTGGAATAATACAGACATATATATTGATAGTAAATCATTAGAACCGCTGCCCGTTAAAGTACGTATTTACTTAGACCAAGACGAAACACAAAGTCTTAATGAAGAAATAAAAATACAGAAACGAGGTGTATTATATGACGTTTCTCAATTTGGCAGAAATCCTTATCCGCTTAACGAGGAGGCTTTTTCTCATGAAATAGTAAAATTCTCTGCTGATTCTTTGATGATTGAATTAAGCGGATTCGGTAAGAATTTATTTGTTTTTAACAAAATGTTTTTTGCAGGGGGCAACTAGTTTATGGCTCTAAACCCTTTGTTAACACAAATAGACTATTTTGAGAATATACAGAATCGCGGCGGCTTGATGAAGGCAGCAGATTTTGATTTTCAATTTAACGATATCATAAATTATATCAATAGCTCGGTTATTCCTTTATTAAATACGCTTGTTTCAGATACAACGCCAGGCTCACAAGATCCCAATAAGGTAAACACTTACTTAAGAAATGTAGGAGATGCTACGACAGAGTGGTCTAACATTACTAATAATAACATCCCCGATTATTCATTATCGTTTGCTCAACTAGCACAATCCAATCCTTGCTCAGTTATCGGGGCAGGGGTTGATCAAATCTTAAGACCCGTTACTCCTATAGAGAATAGACAGAGTTTGATATCACGAGCTAATAATAGCCCTGTTTGGAAGAAAATTACCGCTGCAAATATTGAAGATAGACAGATTAGCGATAGAAAAATAGCTTTAGCTAGTTTGGTAAATAATAATTTTCAACAAGGAGTTTTGGATATTCAGTTATTAAATAATTCAGTTACTACTGAAAAAATAGCAGACAACACGATACCATCTACAAAAATAGCGGACGTAGCAATAAATACAGAGATATTAGGTGATCTTGTTGATCAATTCTGTGGACGAAACGGCAGTAAAGTAATTTTATGGGGCAATGTATTACCAAATAATTTTATTAACAATAATATTCTGATTGCTATATATAATCCATATAGATTAGCCGAAATACCTTATACTATTGATCATACAAAACTTGCTGCTGGTTTCCAGATTCAAGCATTAAATTATAGAGGAAGGCAGTGGGATGATAACAAGGCTTTCAATCCAACCGATATAGCAGACAAAGCGATCGAGAGTTACCAGATAGCAGAGAATAGTTTAGCAGGAGGTAGATTGTTTCAATTTGGATACTCGTTACGGGCGGTGAATTCTATGTTACAGGATGATAGTATTGGCATTACTAACTTACCGGCTGACTACAGAGCAAAATTAGGTTTATAACCATGGCATTAAATCCATTTATTAGAGATACGGCGTATTTTCAAATCATGAGAGATCGTAGCATGATGATTAATGCCGAAGATCTTGATTTTCAATTTAATAATTTAGTCGGGTACTTAAATAGAAAAATTATTCCGTTAATAAATAATTTGCAAGCTAGAGAGATCCCTGGAGTAAATGATGCAAATTTAGTTAACGCTTTTTTACTAAATATTGGTGACGGCTCTACAAAATGGACGCCTATTAACACGAACTATCTTAACGATTTTTCAATAGCATTATCAAAATTTCAAAATGATAACGGCAATATGTTCGGTGATAATATAGGTTCTGTAGTAGCAACGGATAATAGCCGTAGCTTCTCTGCTGCAACTCCCGTATCAGAGGAGGAGGTATTAATCTCAAGACAAAATAATCATCCTATTTGGCGCAAAATAGAAACTGGAGATATTGATAATCAATCAATCACCGGCAATAAAATAGGATTAACTTCTATCGGCAGAGAACATTTAGATCCCGCTCTATTAGGCACTAATCTTGCTCCCAATAGCGTCATAACTAATTTTGTTTTAAATAATAATATTACAGGAGCTAAATTAGCGGATAATAGTATTGCCTCAATTAAAATTAATGCAAATTTAGTATGGGAGCGCGCTAGGAAAATTTATGATAACACTCCCGACAATCTCACATTCTCATTATTAGATAATTCGCTTGAGAATCGTCATTTTAGTGATGGCGTTATTAGAAACCTTGACCAATATGGGTATTCTTCTATTCAAGAAAGGATTAATGTGAATGCCGATGACGATCAATATTACACGTTCACCTCCGACAATATCATAAATAATTCTCTAACATATTACATGTTTCGCATTGGATGGAATACTGCATCTCCTGCTAATAAGATCTTTAATGATGGAGCTATCGAGGTAAAGCATATTAAAGACTCTTCCGTGTGGTTGGGTAATCGGACATCGGGTAAAATAAGCAAAACAAAACTCTCCCCGTCTATTAGAGCAAAATTAGGTATTTGATGTTAAATATATTAAATAGAAACAAATCGTATTTTCAAGCTCTTCGTGATAATAAGGTCTTAATTGAATCTTACAATGTTGATTCTCAATACAAAGAAGTTATCGACTATTTAAACGATTCTGTAGTTCCGGCAATTAATAGTATTGTTGACGAGGCTTTACCTGGCATTCTTGGTAATGCTAATTCTTATCTTAAGAATGTTGGAGACGGCACGACTACTTGGGCTACCATAGATCAAGGAATCAAGAGTTATTCATTATCATTATCGAAATTAATTAAAGTTGCAGTCGGGTCTGTCTTAGTCAGTGATGGAAGCGGCGAAATTACTTCCGTATCGACCGTCATAACCGATCAAGTTTTAGTTTCGCAAGGCGGATCTACTCCAATATGGAAAAAAATACAAACAACGAATATCGGTGACGGAGAAATCACCGCCGCAAATATAGCGGACGGAGCAATTGGGCGCGAGCATTTAAAACTCGATGTGATAGTATCTGCTATTCCTAACGGCTTTATCAGAGGAGGAGATTTTGTAGATCAATCATTGACCTCCATTAAATTTGCCAATGCTTCCATAGACTCATCTAAGCTTGGCATAGTTGCTGATTATATCAATATAGGAAACTTCTATCAATTTGGTGGTCCTATAAAAAAACAGCATGTACAAAATAATACAATAACATCAGAAAAATTTAGCGAGATGAGCGTTGAAAGAAAGCAGTTTAACAAGGTTAGATGCGTAACGGTGGGAAAGATAGCCGCCAATACTATCAACGACTCCTTTTTGCTTACAAATTATTTACAACCAGATGCTACCGCAGAAAGCTTTTTTGCTCCCGATAGTTTAGCTCAAAATTTTAAACTAACTACAAGTAAATTAGGTAATAATACCGATATAAATGGTCAACTTTTGTCGCAGGCGGATTTTGAACCCGAAGTTGCTGCTGCCTTTAGAGCTAAGGAGTGTATGTGATATGAGACTTGAGCATAAGGTTTTTAATATAACTCCTATTTTATCTAATTCCAAAGATCTCTTTACTTTTGCGTTGTCGCACGAAAGTAAAAAGATAGGACAAATTATTGTTCGTAGAGGTAACACAGTGAAAGAAAGAGGAGTTTTAGATATATTCATAATTCCTAAATACAGATGTAGATGGCTTACAATAACTTTCGCTAAGCAAATTTTTAAGTCAGTAGTTTCTATTTTAAAAAAAAATGAAATCACTATTGTTATTAGCAAAGCGTTACATACAAATAGCCCTAGATTGCTTGAGTTCTTTGGAATTAAAATATATAATACTAATAAATGTTATTATTTAAAAATTTAAACAAAAAGAGGTTATATGGGGTTTTTTAACGATGACGAAGAGTCGCCAGAGATTCGGATGTCCCCATTCGCTCCTACTGTTGCGGCGAATGCTTTTCAACCGGTCAATTTCATGCAGTTAATGGATGATATTAGCGGAGAGGAATTTACTTTTGTAAGAGGTGTAGATGGAAAAAGATACTTGGAGTTAAAACAGGAGTTAGCCAAAAAGGAAGGAGAATTGGGTACTATTCAATCTGGCCAGAGCAGCCCCTTTATAAGACAAGCAATTGATGCTCACTATCTACCTGAGATAAATCGATTAAAAGCGGAGCTAGATGCTTCTCAGAATGAAACTGATGCTAACGGGCTAAAAAGCGGTCAAATGATAGTGCGTACACGAGATACACGTAACCGCATACCGCTTGATAGTCCAATTGGAGTAGGTGATGTCGATGTAGGTTTATCAGAGATAGGTAGATTCGATACGAGATATGCCGCAGTGATCGCAGATCTTAGCGGTAGACTTAGAAACCTAGCGGAAACAATAGATGTTGCCGAGCGAGCTGATCCTACTCTTATGGAACAGAATCGTCCTCTTATAGACGCTTTTAAAGCAGCAAATAAGCAGGCTATGGATAGAGGTTTTGATGTAAAACAAAATGGATTAGATCAAAAACTAATTAAGATGGGGTTATCGAATAGTTCTACTGCTCTTGGTACTCAAATTGCTTTGGAACGTGAAAGAGTAAACACTCAAGT